GTCCAGGTAGTCTTTTATTTCTTCTATCTGGCTAGGTTTATATTGTATCACGTTCTCAGGTAGTTCGTCAACTCGCTTAGGTCTATCCCTAAAAGTATGAACCTCTACCTCAGTGTCTGTATTTTTAGGGGTATAAGATATAGCCCCAAAAATAGCACCACACACAGCATCAGCCAAGTCCTTTGACTTTTTGCGTGGATGGTCAACTCTATCATTTTTCATAATCTTTAACTGGGTTAGTTCATCAAATAATAAATCAATTGCAGGCATAGCAAGTCTTTCCTCATACACGAGCATAGCCATATCCTCATAGTGCTTCTTGGCAACAGAAACAGTATCAGTTTTCATTCCAACCTGCTTTAATTCATTTTGAATATCAAATGACTGCCAACGGTCAAACGAAACCATGCCAATATCAAACCCTATCCTTCTAAGGTTTTGGATCCATTGTTTAACTTCAGATAGGTTTACTGGTCCTTCAACCTTTGGCTCCCACCACGCTACTGCATCTACTACTACGATTGGTGCTACTTGTTCGTAGTTATTGATTACTTGTATGTTTACCCATTTTTCTACATGTGCAATTGCTACAGCACACTTGTCATGCTTCTGTGCAAGGTCAGCATGAACATAATATTTCTTAGTTGGATCTGGCTTAAAGGCTTCATCAAATCTTTTAAAGTTATCTATTGGGTTTCTTAATGTCATACAGGCTCTTACTTTTTCTGCCTGCTTAAAGAATGCATCTGAAGCAAAAGTTGGTACGCATGCAAAGCGCATCATGGCATCACCAAGGTCTGTCATAAATGCAATCATAAAGTCGTCAATCTTGCGAGTAGGGTTTACTTCCCATGTAGGTCTCTTTAGTGCAAATACTCCTGGGTACTTGTATGAAATTATATGATCTTCGTCCCACGAAATTTGAAACTTATTATCTGGATCTGTGTCTGGGAGTAGTGGATTAATTATAAACTCATGTGTTTTTTCAACTGATTCTTTTTCAGCAATTACTGCATCATACTTTTCTGAAATAAAGTCGCCTGGATATCTTGGAAATGAAAGCAAAACAACCTTACCTAGATCTGGGAAACGAGAGTCTACTGATCCACGGAAAGCCTTGTAAATGTTGTCTGCAGTCTTTCCTTGTTCGTTACCTGTTCCAACCTCAGATGCAAAACCAGAAATCTCATCAAGTACTGCAAGTAGCAAGTTCAAACCCTCATGTGATTCTCTTTCTGAGTGACCAGAATAAACAGTAATTGATTTATCAAACTCAACTGAGTCTGCCTTAGCATTATACTTTCCAGCAAACCATGGGGACTTTTCAATCTTAGATTTAAAACCTTTAAAGAAAACATTCTTTGCTTGTTGTGCGTTAATAGCAACATTGATAAGGTCAATAGCATCTCCAGAGGGCTTTCCAAAATACTTTGCAGGGTCTTTTAGGCATAATAGTTTATATACTATATATGAACATGCTACGGTTGATGTGAAGTCTTTTCCAGATCCCTTGCCAAGTTGCAGGATGATTTCATTCTTTGTGTACTTATCGTAGTACCTTGATCCTTTTTCTTCCCCCATTATATCTATCAAATCTTCTTTACGATAAATCTGACTCATAGCCTCAACAATGTCATATTGAATATCAGACAAAGGTGGTTGGCCAAGGTAGTCTGGAGACTCAACAAAAGTCTTTGCATCTACTGGGGTTTCTTCAAAGTGATTACTTTTAAGAACTTCTAAAAAATCATCAAAGTTTGCCATTACTGCTCACTAATTGATTCAGATACAATCGTTACTACTTCGTTTTGCTTTGCAATAGCAGATAGTCTTTGCATGATAATGTCTCTTACTTCTGGATGTTCTGACGCTATATCTCTAAGAATTCCCACCAGAACTTCTTGTCTTCTTTCAATCTCAACCATTTCTTCTGCAAGTTCTTTGTTCTCAAGCAAGCCAGCCTTCTGTAGCATATCAATTCTTTTAGATTCAATATCCATTACAAGTTTAATTGCAGCAGTCTTTGCGCTAAGGTTATTAGTCATTGATGCTTCATCAATAACTTCGTATGTACGAGAAACTAATTTACTGTAGTGTGTGTCTGCAGCAGCCAGTGCTTCTTTGGCACGAGCACGGATAGCATCATTAGCAGACGCCATAACCTTCCACTCATTAATAAGTGTTACTACTTTAGTCCTTGGGATGTCTAGTTGTTTAGAAATTACCGTAGGGTCATTTCCCTTTAGGTATTCTTCTACTACTTGATTAACTTGATCAAGATGCTTAACTAGATCATCTTCAGTTGACATTATTTAATTCCCTTGCTATTTTTAGTAATACTAGATAACCAATTAAATCGTCTAAATCGTTATCACCAATATAAGATCCGCCCCTAGTTATTCTAGAAAGTTTGTCGTCAATTCGAACATGTAGTTGCTCTACTCTGTCTGATGTGGCAAAAACCCTAACAGGATTAAGAGCAGAGTCACCATAAGATTTGTTTTTTGCAATTAACATTTCTTTAATTTCATCACAAACCTGAGCAATAGTAAACTGTGTCTCAGAACTCATCCTCATCCTCCTCGTCACTTAAGTCAAAAATATCTGGAAAGTTTTTAAAGGAATTAATGACATAGGCTATACCTACTGAACTAGCCACGGTAATGGCTAAAATAATCTTTTTTGTTTTACTCATCGTTTAGATTTCCTTAATCCAAATTTTGCAAGATACACATAAATAGTTTCCACGCTTACCCCACACTCCTTTGCAATCTCGTCTGGAGTCTTTTTGTCCATAAGATAACGCTTACGCATAAAGACTTCTGATGTATATAGTTTAGCAGCCATGGCGTTATTTGTCAACTCCTGGAACCTTCCAGTCAAGATCTTCTCTGTTGACTGGTGGAGAATCTTTTATTCCCATCATATGCTGATACCCATCAATCTTGTCGTATTCTGGATTGTACCTTGTCATACCTAAAGCAATCCCACTTTTTTTACAGTATTCTTGTGTAACTGATAGTGGAATATTTCCATACTTGCCCTCAAGTCTTCCAGAAAACAATAAATTTAACTTAAGCATTGCTTTTCTTGAATGCTCCCAGTAATAATGTTTTTTATTGTCTGCCCATGGTCTGGCGGTGTTATGTCTGCTTATTTGTTCTCCTGGGTATTCTCTTTTAAGATTATGGTAATAAAATATTTTAGATGTAGCAAACATTCTCCATCCACGACCCCAGGACTGTAAAGAAACATATGGCTCTTCTCCATTAAAATTCATTTCTGGATCAAGCGGAACTTCATCTATGTATGACTTTTCTGCAAAGCACCAAGTAAAGTGCACCCAATACCCTTCATGCACATCATCGTCCTCTGGTGGAGCATGACCAATTGGAAACCAGTATCCTGGTATGAAGTCTGTAGCAGTCTGAGATCTTGGATCCCATCCAGAAATAGAAGGATGATAAAGATTGGTATTTACGACATCTTTATATTTAATAGACCAATCTTCATTGTATGCAAAGTCTGGACTACAAAAAGTTAAGATTGCTTTCCCAGTTTCAGACTTTGCTTTTGCTTTTGCATACTCCTGTAGGCATGTTACATCCCAGTCTTGTTCAAACCTTGTGTGTCCACAAATATAAAGGACATAGTCAAACTCAACTGGAATATCTTTTGTTGTTAGGTCTCTTGCCCAGAGAATACCTCTATACTCAGATAAATCAAATTTTCTGTATAGCATTTGGCTTTCTGGTATAAAACTAAGATCTGAATAAAATTCTGGAAAATGCTCTTCAACTATAGAAAAGAAAAGGCTGTCCTTGTCTTTTGCTTTAGAGTAGCAGTCAAGAACTGTACCCAGCAGGTCTCCTTCTTTATAAGAAATTATTGATACTAGTATTTTCATATTGCTTTCTCCCAGTTTTTTATTGCCCAATGTCCAATGCCACAAGCGTCTGCTACATCGTTATCAGTAATAGTTCTATCATAGATTGTATTAATAAACTTGATTGTTCTTTCTTTACGAAGATTTCTTTCATAGGTTTTATACCAAGACTCTGACTTTCCTGGGTGCTGAGAACGAATAAATAGTTGTTCATCCTTTGATATTTTTTTATTACCAATATAGTTTTGCCAAGTTATTGGAGAGACTTTTCCAATTATTCTTGTCCCAGATTGCCCTGCTGATCCAAGGATTGCTCCTTGAACTAATGCAAGGTCTGCTGCAGTTTTAGGGCTATTCATGAATACCGTATGCTCAATCACGATTGCCTCAAACCCACCGTATATATCAAAAAATCCTTTTACCTTTTTCCCTGCATCCATAACCTTTTCATATATATCATTGCCTTGAAAGTTTATTTTTCCTACAGTTTTTAAGTCTTCCCCCTCAAACAAAGCAAAGGCAAGGCTATTAGTACTAGCATCAATAGCGCAAATAGTCTGTGGCTTTAGTTCTAGACCCCATTTATTTTTTACCATTTGTCTTATCCTTAATCTTTTTAATTGCTTTGACTACTGCTTCTGGATTTACGGAACAAGATGAGCACACTGCAAAATCATTATATATTGATAGTGGCATAGAACAAGATTTGCATAGCCTTGTCTTTCCTTTTCTTTTTGCTCTTTTTGATTGCATATACCTTGCAGCAATTTTTTCTTTTGTTGCAAGTTCTCTGCATTCTGGAGAACAATATATCTGGTAAGATACAGACTGAGGAAATTGTTTATCGCAAAAGTTACAATGTCTCACTTAGAATCTCCAGGGGTGCAATCTTTATTACACCTTGTCCTGCAGACTCACATGCTTTTCTAATTGGGCATGACTTGCATATCTTAGAGTTGGA